ATGAACCCAGAATCCATTGACACCCATATTTCGGCATCTTCCGCGGACCAGAAAATAGATATCCTGAAAAATATTCTCCTCTGCAAGTTCGATCCAACCGTAACTGTCGCCCTTGTCTCGGCTATCGTCCAGGACGAATAATCACTTCTTCCCCTTTTTCTCTTTTTCAAGACGTTCCAGTGCGGCCGCGTAAAACTCCCACGCCTTTTCAGGGTGCGCCTGAAACAATTTCGCCATCTTCTGGAACGGCTCAGGCAACGCCTGGAAATATTGCATACGATCCGCGGAAACCGGCAGGAACATATCACCCTCACCCGTCATCAGCCAGTTGTAATCAACGGAATACACTTCCTGGATTTTGAGGGCGATTTCGGCCGTAAGTTTTTGTCTCCCTATCTCGATATTCTTAACTTTGTCCCACTTAAACCCAAGGCCCTCACCAAACTGGGTTTGCGTAAGCTCTAGAGATTCCCTTACTTTTTTTACCCTTTCTCCAGGAGACATACAAATAACCTTTGTAGGCAAAATATGCCTTGACACATAGGCATATTTTGCCTATTCTTCGTTTATAGAGTTAATCGTCATCCAAGTTAAACAACCAACCCCAAAAAAAGAGAGGTCGTGATGGACTTTCTTACAGGAATCAAAGGGCCACCCAGAGTCCGCGCAATAATGTCCGCGCACCAGGTCACGAACCGGCAGATAGCCGAGACCGAGAATATCTCTGAAGTCTACGTTTCATATGTCGTCAACGGCAAGCGCGTTGGCCGTCGCATCCGCCGGGCGATCGCCGCGGCCTGCGGCGTATCCGTGACCTATCTCTGGCCGGACGACGAATCAGAGCTGCCGCAGGCAGCGTAAAGGAGATTCAAATGGCAACTACAACAACCCTGCCTTGGCCGCGGATTTCTATGTCTGAGCTGGAAACTCTTCCGGCCATAGAAATCTGCAGGCAGATGTGGCAGCCGCCTTGTCCTGAATCATTGAGAGAAAAACTGCGCGCCAGTCGTCCCAATGCCCCGGAATCAGATATTGAGAGAGATCTCCGGTCCTTTCCTTATCTTTCCAGGTCCGAGTGTAATGCAGCCATCGAGAGGCGAGCGCTATGATCGTATCCTCAGTCAAACGTGAAAAAACTGCTTTCACGCAACGTTCATCCGCCGCCATGGCCAAAGTGATGAGCGCTTCATCCACGCGACATTCTTCCCGGTGGGCAAGAAAGGCATGCTCGAAACGGGTCATACCACCGCCTAGTGCATGTTCAACCAGATTTCTGGGCATCAAATCCCGAAATAAAGCCCCTGAGATATCAAACCAGATATCAATTTCATCCCTGGTCATCAGGACACCCCCATCGGTTTGTTCACTATATCAAACATGATTTGAGGATACCAGTATTGAAAGGAACGGCAATGTCCAAACGAAATCAGAAATTAGACGAGCGGTTGTCGGCACAGACCAGTCTGTTTGATACCGAGCCGCCGGAAGGGATGTTCGATGTTTCGCTGGGCTTCCGGCAATGTCTCTCCAGGACAATCCATGGAAGCGGCAAGGATCGGTACCATATCTCCGCCGAGGTCAGCAGGCTTACCCGGTCGAGCATCAGCAAGGACATGCTCGACAAATACACCGGGTCGGACACGGCCTACGGAATGCGCGCCGAAGTGCTGCCGGCCGTATGCCACTCCCTTGGGTCGCTCGAACCTTTCCGGTACCTGCTGGACCCTCTCGGCAGCGACGTGCTGAACCCGGAGGACAGGGACCTGGTGCGTCTCGCCCGCTTAGAGGAGGATAAGCGCCGAATCGACATGGAAATCATGTCGCTGCGCCAAAAACGTGGAATCAGATAAGGAGGAGGAAATGGAACAACAGGAACAACGGGATTTGATACTGCTGGATCTGTCTGATGTGGCGATGGCGTGCGCAGACGCCCACGAGCTGAACGGCCCTGCGTTTTTCATGTTCTTTCAGGAGATCGAGAAGCTCGGCCGCCCTGTCCGCGAGGTGACGGTCGGTGAACTGGTGGAGGCGATCCAGAGGGCAAAGGGCCGCTACCACCTCATGTACCACCGTCTGCGGGAGCTGGAGGCATAACATGACTACATACAAGCGTATTGAGGCGGTCACAAAGACCACCCAGATCATAGATTACCTGGCCAGAGTCAAGGAGGAAGCCGCTACCGGCCCGCAAATTGCGCAGGCGGTCAACCTTTCCGTCGGTACGGTGATGTGTCATATCGCCACCCTGGAAGACGCCGGGTATGTCACGGGGGTTGGCGGCGGGTATCGGCTGGGTATGAAGCTGGCGCTGCACTGGGCGAGGGTAAAGAGCAATCTGGAAGGGCAGCGCGACCGGGTGGCCCGCGACCTGGAATCTATATCCATACCGGGAGGTAATTGACAATGGCAGGAAAAGCAAGAATTAACAACGCCGAAGCCGAGGCGGCAAACGAGATTTACAAGGTAGCCAGGGACCAGGCGGATATAGAGATTGCCAAGCTTGAAGAAAAACAGACGCTGATCGCCCAAGCTCACGAGATGATCGGAAGGATTCAAGGCGTGGAAATGCTAGCAAAAATGGCGACCGTCTCCACTTTGATCTGGCTGAGGGATGTAAAGGCCGCGAAAATCTACCGTGACCTGCCCGAAATAGGTACCTGGGACGATTTCTGTAAGTATCTGAAAAAAGACAGAAGAACAGTCGATGAAGATCTACAGAACCTTGCCACCTTTGGTGAAGAATTTTTGGAGACAGTCGCCAGTTTGCAGGTTGGCTACCGCGATCTCCGCAAGCTCCGTCAACTCACCCACGACGGAACCATCCAGATCACGGACGACGCCATAGAGATCTCCGGCGAGCGCATCCCCCTGGACGCCGAACACAAGGAGGATCTGCAGGCGGCCATCGAAAAGGTTGTCGAAGAGCAGGCCGCGCTCAAGGATGAACTGAAGGCACAGCAAAAGGCCCACGACCGGGTGCAGGAAGATACCCGCAAGTCCATGGTCAAGCTGCAGAAAGAAATGGACAAACTCTCCCGCGACGCACGAGCCAAAGACCTGTCGCCGGAAGAAGACGCCTTCCTGCAGCGCATCGAGAACCTTGCCACCAGCTTTCAGGGATACCTGCTGCAGATCCGCGGGCTGGTGGACGCCGAAGAGGTGCCGGGCGTGCGGGCCAAGGCCGCCCTGGTCGCCTTCCTGCACCAGGCGCGCATGGAGCTGAACGCCTACCATGACACCGCCTATGACCGCCACGCCGCGCCGGGCATGGCTCCGGAAGAAGAGTGGGTTCCGCCCTTCGAGCGGGAACGGCAGGATTCGTAGCAGACCATCACCGGAGGGGCGTATGTGGCAGAGCGAACTGGCGGCAAAACTGAACATGGCGGACCACGGAGAACGGGCGGCGATACTGGCTGTCTACCAGGAGCAGACCGGATATTCACGGGAACAGCTGTACCGGATTGCCGGGGTGAACGGCTTCGAATCCGGGCGCCGGACCCGCTCCGATTGCGGCGCCCGACGATGCGGACTCACCGATGACCAGTTCACTTTTCTGTCCGGCATCCTCTACAAGACCGGCCGCGAAAACAAGGGTCCGATTATGCCCATCGAGACGGCCCTGGAAATTGCGGTCGACAACGGCATCATCGAGCCGGGGCAGGTATCGCCCGGAACGGTGGCCCGGCATCTACGGGAGCTGCAGATGAGCAAGGAACGGCTGAAAGACCCGGCGCCCCACACGGAGCTCAGGAGCCTGCACCCCAATTACTGCCACCTGGGGGACGTGTCGGTGTGCATCCAGTACTACCTGCGCGACGGGCGCATGGGAATCATGGATGAGCGGGATTTCTACAAGAACAAGCCCGACGCCTTCAGCCGCGTCAAACAGAAGCTGCTGCGCTACGTCCTGGACGATCATTTCTCGGGCCTGTTCTTCTTCCGCTACTACGTGGCCGAAGGCGAGAGCCGTGAAAACCTGTGGGACTTCCTCAAAATCTGCTGGCGCGCCAAAGACGACACCCGCCTTCCGTTCCGCGGCGTCCCTTTCTACCTGCTCATGGACGCGGGCAGCGCCCAGCAGAGCCATGCCATGCGGGCCTTCTTCGCCGGGCTCGGCATCGAGCGGCCCAAGGGCAGGCCCTACAACCCGCGCCGCCAGGGAGCGGTGGAAACCACCCACACCATCATCGAGAACAACTTCGAGACCCGCCTGCGCATCTGCCCGGCTCATACGGTAGAGGAACTGAACGACTGGGCCACCGACTGGATGATCCACTTCCATGCCACCCGCAAGCACAGCCGCCACGGCGAGACCCGTCTCGCCTCCTGGCTGCGCATCCAGCCCGAGCAGCTGCGCGAGCTGCCCGATGACGAGACCCTGCAGATCATCTACACCGAACCGGCCGTGGAATGCACCGTGCGCAACTACCAGTTCAACTACCGCACCGAGACCTTCCGCGTCAAGCACTTGCCGGGCATGCATCACAACGCCAAGGTCCAAGTGTGCGTCAACCCCTACCGCTGGAAAAACGAGCGGGTGGTGACGGTCATGTGGCGGAACACGCCCTACGAGGTGCAGGCGGTGAAATACCTGGATGCAGCGGACGGCGGATTCAGCGAGCACGCCAAGGTCATTGGAGTGGAATACGGCGCGCAACCCCTGACCAGGACCCAGCGCGCTATCGAGCGCATCAACGAAATAGCGCACGGCGAGAAGTCTCCCAAAAAAGGCGACATCCCCTTCGAAGGGCTCACCGTGTTCGGCCACCAGGCCGACAAAGTTGACAACCTGGCCACCCTGCCCAAGCGCGGCATGCCCATCGAGATCGCGCGCCCGGCCCGGCCCGTGGAATACCCCATCATGGAGCTGTTCAAGCGCCTGCGCGCCGAGGGCATCACCATCACTCCGGAGATGAACCGCGAATTGCGCGCCGAGTTCCGCGGCACGGTCACGGCGGAGGAGATGGAGTCCGTGCTGAAACGCCTGAAAGGCGGGGAAGAAGACGCGAAGCGTCTGGCCCTGTAACGATTGCATGCAATGGAGGTGAACATGCGCAACAAACCAGCGGCATACCGCATGGAGATCCAGCCCATCGTACTGAAGGAGCTGGCCGTGCAGTGCAACATCAACCAGGGGGACCTTGCCGAGCAGCTGTGTGTCTCCCGTCCGACGGTCAACCTGACCATCAACCGCGGCTATATCCCGGCGCGGACGGTCAATTACCAGGCCCGCGTCCAGGAATACCTCCTGGAGCAGCCGGGCGTGAATGACTGGCTGATACGCGAGGGCTACCGTATCGGGGACATCTGGAGCCCGCTCGGAAAACAGCTGCATCGGGCGCATCCGAAGAGCACCTGGCAGCCCCGGAAGGCGCTGCAGGCGGGCAACCCGGACGTAATAACCATTCAATGGGAGGTGGAGATGATTTCACAAGAGGCAATGAAGCACTTCAGGCTGTTCCGCAACCCCTTCATCGATGACATCCAGAAAGACGCCGACATCTACATGAGCGACGAGCACCGTTACATCGAAGCGGCCATGCTCGACGCGGCGCGGCACGGCGGGTTCCTGGCGGTCATCGGCGAGGTGGGGAGCGGCAAATCGGTGATGCGTCGCAAAGTCATCGAACAGCTGAAGCGGGACGGTGACATGCTGGTCATCTACCCGCAGACCATCGACAAGACCCGCCTTACGGCCGGGTCCATCTGCGACGCCATCATCTACGACATCAGCAGCGAAAAGGCCAAGGTGAAGCTGGAGGACAAGAGCCGCCAGGTGCAGCGGCTGCTCCTGGACCGGGCGAAATCCGGGTACCGCGCCTGCCTCATCATCGAAGAGGCGCACGATCTGAGCGTGCAGACCCTCAAGTTTTTGAAGCGGTTCTACGAGCTGGAAGACGGCTACCGCAAACTGCTCGGCATCGTCCTCATCGGCCAGACCGAGCTGAAGGAGATGTTCGACGAGGGCCAGCACGTAGACATGCGCGAGGTGATCCGAAGGGTACAGATAGCCGAAATCAAGGGACTGAACGGCAACCTGCGCGACTACCTGAGCGTCAAGTTCCGCCGCATCGGCGCCAAGCCGGAGGATATCTTCGAGGAAGAGTCGTTCGAGGCGTTTTCCCGGCGGCTCACTAGCACCGGCAGGGACGGCAAGAGCAAGGTCAGCCATGCGTATCCGCTGCTGGTGAACAATTACGTGGCGCGGGCGATCAACCTGGCCCAGGAGATGGGGGAAGCTAGGATTACGGCGGAGGTGGTGGAGGCTATCTAGAGGCAAGTGTGAAGAGTGAATGGTGAAGGGTGAAAGGAGAAACCCATGCAGACCAAGGCAAAACGCTACGGCAGGCAACCAATCAACGGGCGGCAGATCAAGACGATCCACGCCATCACAAACAAGCTGGGCATGCATGACGACGAGTACCGCACCCTGTTGTACGGCATGTTCGAGGTGCTGTCATCCAAGGATCTGAGCTGGGCCGAGGCGGAGGATCTGATTTCCGATCTCAATCGGAAATCGGGATCGAGGAACGAGGATCGAGGAACGAGGACCGACAAATCCTCGGACACCAAACATCGATCCTCGAACCTGAATCGGCGTTACGCCGATTTGGACGGACGGCCGGGCATGGCCACCGCAGCCCAGTGTCGCATGATTGCCGGAATGTGGGCGGACGTGTCGAGAATGGAAGATGCGGAGAGCAGGGAGAAGGCATTACGGGGGTTCCTGTACCGCATCGTCGGCGTCGACCATTTCAGATTTCTGAAGCGCTGGCAGGTGGAGAAGGTAGTCAGGGCGATGGAGGCCATGGGCGCGGTAGCGCCCGGCCGGGACAGGGAAAGGAGGGATGTGTGAAACGACCACGGTGCCCGAGATGTAATGGTCTTCTGATGCCGGAGTTGGAACTGGGGGGGCGGCTGGCCTCCGTCGGCTGCGTCAACTGCGGAGAGCGGATATTCCGGGGATTCCGTCGCAGGCGGGCCGGAGAAGCTGAACGCAACGCCCACAAACAGGCCGGACGGCCGGCGAACGTGATTTCAGGCAAGATCACTTTTTGACACGACCGGGAGGGTCGGACCCTCCAACGGAAAGGAGCGCACCATGATGAAAAACATTATCTGCTGGTTCAGGTACCGCAAGGAACGGAAAGCTCAGGCGCGCCGCGCCGCGTCCCTGGCTGTGCAACTGGTGCTGAACGGCTGCCTGATGCCGCCCAGGCTTGCGGGACGGAGCGGGGGAGCGGCATGAGCGGTCCGAACGTCGTGGCCCTGGTACTGTTCGCCCTGATTGCCGGCGCTCAGGCCGGGTCCCTGTTCCAGACCTGGACGGCCCACTATCGCCACATGGAGGCGATGACGGCGCGCTACCAGGCCGAACGGGCCTATCTGGACGCGCGAACGGCCGAAATGCTGGCGGACGTGAAACAGTACGGAAAAGAGGTGGCGCGTCAGGTTGCGCGCTCGAACAAGAACAAACGGTAGAGGCGGGGATATCCCGCCAGGAAAGGGGCATCATGGCATCACTGGCAGAGATAGAACAGGCGACGAAGCTGTATGCGGACAACCGGGAGTTATTGATCCTGCGCGTCCAGGAGCTGCACGATCGCATCGAGGAGCTGAAAAGGGAGCACCTCGGGGACATCAAGACGGCGGCGGAGGATACGGCCAACGCAAAAGGAAGCCTGGAGGCCCTGATTGACGACAGCCGGAACCTGTTCGTCAAGCCCAGGAGCATTATCATCAGCGGGATCAAGGTGGGTCTGCAGAAGGGCAAGGGGGGTATCGAGTATGAAGACGAGGCCGCGGTCATCCGCTTGATCCGCAAGCACCTGCCGGAAGAACAGCACGAACTGCTGATACGGGTGGTCGAGAAGGTCATCAAGAAAAACCTGGGCGATCTCGATGTGGCGACCCTGAAGAAGATAGGCGTCATGGTCCAGGGTACCGGCGACGTGGTGCTGGTGAAACCGGTCGATTCCGATGTGGACAAGATCGTCAACGCCATGCTCAAGGAGTCGTCAGGAGAGGCGGACCGCATGGAGGAGGCTGCGTGAGGTGGATATGTACACGTGCGACATCTGCGGGGCAACGGGACCGTGGGATGAGGCTGCATGGGCATGGTTCGGCGCCATCGCGGACCTGGATGAAAAGGGCCTCGGCGGCATAACCATTACCTGCTCGGCCGCATGCCGGGCGGAATTCGAACGGGACGGCGATCCCGTGCCTTTTCTGGAGGTGACATGATGGGAGAATTGCTGAAGAGGGAAAGAGAAATTGAAGCGATTGATACGGTGGGAGCGTTGCGGGAAGCATTGGCACGGTTCGGCGTGGATGATAAAACGCCGATCTATGACGGGGTTGGAGAACCGATAATGTTGACGCTGTATCGGGATATGGAGACCGGCCTGCTGTCGGTCGAGTTCGAATAGGAGAACGGCATGGGCGGGAAGCGGCTGAAAAAGAAAGACGATTTGCACTACAAAAAGGGACCTACGTCCGGCGGGTGCTCTCACTGCAACTTCTACGTGGGCAACTTCCTGGTGAGGGGCCTCGACGGCGCCGATCGCGGCATAGAACCGCGCTGCCGGGTCATGGGATTCGAGAACAGCGTGAGGTACCGCATCAACCCGGACAACCAGTGCGACAGATATGACGGAAATGTCCACCTGCTCCGGCTCATGGGCCATGGCCGTTACCGCGAAACATACGGCCCGGACGTGTATGCCGACGCCGTCAACGCGACTGTCGAGCGCAACCGGATGCTGGAGGGGCTCCAGGCGATGGGGAGGACAGGGAAGATTGTTTGACCGCTGAAGACAGGGCCGGAGCGCATCCGGCCCGCACTTGAACAGTCAAATGAAAAACAGGATCGAGGACCGAGGACCGAGGACCGAGGAGGACCAATGAACCGGACCGGTGTCATTCACTATGCGAAAGTTGAGAATTCCGACCGCCTGCGGCGGGTGCTGGCGGTGTTGTCAGACGGGCAACCGCACAGCACCCTTGAGATTATCGCCTATGCCCGCGTCTGCGCGGTCAACTCGTGCATTGCCGAGCTGCGCATGAATGGTTATCGCATCGAATGCCGTCAGATCGGCCGGGAGCGGTTCGAGTACACGCTGGTCGAACAGCTGGTGTCTCTTGCCGAACCGCCGCCGGAGGCGGCATGAACGACCCGAGAGAAACGGCTGTCTGCCTGTGCGCCGCGGGGCAGATTCTGATTGTCGCTATTGCCGCGATACTTCAGTGGCTGGGCCTGTGACCAGGGATGAATGGATCGCCTGTGAGGAGCGGGCCGCAATCATGGAGTACCTGGGCGGGCTGCCGAGGACAGAGGCGGAGCGCATGGGGATGAAGATTGTCGAGGGCCGTGGTGGTGTGGCGGAGCAGATGGAGCTGTTGAAGGCGGAAGCGCATCAGACACGACGTAGGTGAAGTTTGCGCGCATGTGGCGGTGGACGGGGGTGTGGTTGGAGTTGATACCGCTGCCCCGTTCGCTGCCACGATAACAGCCTCGCCGCTGAGCGGCTTGCCCGCTCGTGCGGCTCGTTATCAACATTTTATGAAGGAAATACATAAAAACATGAATCTGCACTGTCCCATCTGCCACGCTCAATTTTCCGTCGAGGCCCTGACCCAGGACGCCGCCGCCCGCGAACTGCTCGCCATGCGGGCGACCATGCTGCCGTCGCTGCTGCCGTACCTGTCCCTGTTCCGCTCCCCGAAACGGGCGCTGGCGTTCGACCGGGCGCTGAAGCTGGCGAAAGAGGTCATGGCCCTGGACGACCCGGCCCGCCTGGAGACTGCCCTGGCCGAGACGGTGGAGTCCATGCGCCAGAAGCGCGAGGGGGGGCAGGCGCGACCCCTGAAGAACCACAATTACCTGAAGCGGGTGCTGGAGAATATTGGGACTAGGGATATGGGGCTAGGGGCTAGGGATGTAACCAGTCCCCAGCCTCCAGCCCCCAGCCCCCTGAGCAAGCGCGCTACCGCGCTTGTCTCCCTCTCCGAATGGGCCGGTAACGACTGGCTCCGCCGCGAGATATCCGCAGGACTGCAGGCCCTGGTGGCGCAGAGCCTCAAGTTTCAGCCCGCCGCAGACATGATCGCCATGAACGCCGATGTCTGGCATGTGTCTCTGAAGAAGGTCTGCACCATCGAGCCGGTGGATACGCCGAGGATCCGCGCCGGGTTCGAGCGGCTGTTCGGCCGGGTCGAGGAATGGCCCGCCCCGAAACAGTTCCTGGAACTGATGCCCGCGCGTCCCCCGCGACAGTCCCTGCCCATGCCCGAGTTGACCGAAGAAGAGCGCAACAGGGGCAGGGCGGCGTTGAAAACACTGAAGGAAAAGCTGGGGGTGGAATGAAGTACCTGGAGTACCTGAAAACCGAAGAGTTGCCGGAGCAGTACCAGGAGGTGATCCGCGTCATCGGCCTGGACGCGACGCTGAAACTGGCGGAAGCGTTTCCGGGGGTGCCTCTCTATTTCAAGTCGGCGCACCGGCTGCTGCTCCCGGCAAAGAAGGCATTCATCCGGGCAAACTTCGACGGGGGCAATCATCGCCGCCTGGCGCTGGACACCGGGCTGCCTCTGGCCACGGTGTACGAAATTCTGGCCGAAGCGCGCGAGGCCGCGAAACAGTGCAAACTGTTCGATGATGCTTGACACCCGGCTTCGGCCGGGCGTATACAGAGATATCCACAAGGGGCCGCAAGGCCCCTTTTTTATTCCCGCAGTGAAGATACTTCCCCTTCCCAATCCTCTATAGTCCCTCTCGTTCATCCATTTTCACCTCCAGGCGGGCCGGCAAAGCCCAGCCGCCCGCCACTTTTTTACCCCGAACATCACACCAACCGATGGTGTCATGATGCCGGCAGTGCCGGCCCCGAGGGGCGGCGGGAATCCGTCCCATCCCATCGAAACCCCAGAGGGCCGCAGACCCCAGCCTCCGTGATCCTGGGCGAGGCCCGCGCGTGCTGTCGGTGTTTTCCGCCGGCGCTGAAGGAAGGGCGGACCAGACACGTATATACGTCACCGGACGGTCCGCCCCTTGTGAGGAGACATCATGCCCATCCCAGCGAATATCGTCCCCGTCATCGAACTGGCGGCAGCGACGCACAAGCTCCCCGCGGACCTGGTCCGCGCCATCGTCCAGGTGGAGAGCTCCGGCAACACCTTCGCTATCCGCTACGAGCCGAATTTTCTGCTCACCTACGTCAAGAAGGACGTCAAGACCTTCGGCGCGTCTCGGGATACCGAACGGATCTCCCGCGCCACCAGCTGGGGCCTGATGCAGGTGATGGGGCAGGTTGCCCGCGAACTGGGATGTACGGAACCTTTTCTGTCATCGCTGTGCGAGCCGGTGACCGGCCTGGAGTGCGGATGCCGCCTGCTGGCCAGGCTGCGCGACAAGTACCTCGAGAAACACGGCTGGGACGGCGTCATCGCGGCATACAACGCCGGGAGCCCGCGCCGGGATGAGTCGGGAGAGTACGTGAACCAGCCGTACGTGATGAAGGTGCTCAAGCATTTCAAGGAGGCGCAATGAAAAACTGGCTGCTGGGAAAACTGCTCGGCTTCGCGGGAAAGAAACTCGACGGCTACAAGACCAAAATCGGCGGGGTCGGCCTGATACTGGTCGGCATAGCGGGCATCATCGCAAAATTATTCCCGGACCAGAACCTGCCGGAGATGGACCTCGACGCGGCAATCGCATCCATCGCCGCCGGTGTGGCCGCCCTGGGGCTCGGCCACAAGGCGGAAAAGACCCGTGCCGCGGTAGAGGCGACGATGCCGCCTGTCGTCTCACTTCCCGAACCGGAAATATCAGTAAAGCAAGGGGAAAGGCCCTCCGCAGGCGTTACGGGGTCTGCCTCCGTCGAACCTTCACCGCCACCGAAATGGAACAGCCGAGTACCGGGGCAATTCCCGTGAAATTCGCCCTGCGGAAGACTTTCCCGTGGGACTGGGACATGTGGCTCTGCCGCCTGTTCCGCAAAAGAAAGGAGCCTGAGCATGTGGGAGAAGATCAAGTTTCTGGCGTCGAGCCTGTGGGATTTCTTCCGGCCGATGATACGGCAGTTCCTGACGGCGGTCGGTCCGGCGCTCACGGCGGCTGCAACGGCGGCTGTCACCGTGGCGGCGCACAAAGAAATCAGTTCCGCTGAAAAGCGACAAGGAGCCTATGCGCAAATTTTACTGGAACTGGAAAAGCAGGGCCTTCAGCTGGGGATCGACTTCACCTCCCGCATGGTCAACGCGGCCATCGAAGCGGCGGTGGCGGGGTTGGACGACTGAAGCGGCGACTCCACGCCATGACCGAATCCACAAGGAGCACTGACTGATGGAAACAATCTCTCTGCCGTTCGCCACACTCATTATCCAGGTCCTCGGGCTGCCCGGTTTAATCTTCATCATCTGGCACTTCGACAACAAAAGGTTCGAAAAGCAGCGGGAGGAGTACAAGGAGCACGTCTCCGCCATCCTGAACCAGTACAAGGAGGATGTGTCGGAGATAAAGCACCTGTACGAGACGAACGTGTCCCTGGTGAAGAACTACGAGTACGGCGTGAAGCAATGGGAGAAGCTGGACAGCGAGCTGGCCGGGATTATCACCCTGAATACGCAGATCCTGACCCGGCTGGTGGAGAAGGTGGACAACAATCAATTCTGCCCGACGGTTCGGGCAGCGGGGCCGAGAGCATGAACCTGGAACGGGCCGCCATGCGCGGCAAACTGGCGGAGCTGCACGATGAAGCGAAAAAGCTGCGCCTGAAAATTGAAGGCAATGCCACGGCGATCCGCCAGGGTCTGAATACCGCGCTCACCCCGGTGGATGACCTGGAGGTACCGCAGATCGCCGAGCAGATGGACTATCTGGTCATGGCCTGGGCCGAGCTGCAGAAGGTGGGCTCGGACATCGCCCGGCTGGAGAGGGAGCTGCGATGAGGACAGGCTCGAGGAACGAGGAACGAGGTCCGAGGATTTGCTATGGCCGTTAAGGGCGACAGGGCACGGCTGGAACCGGTGGCGCGCATGCTCTATGTGGAGCAGGGCAAGGGCCTTACCGAGATCGAGGAGATGCTCGGCGTGTCCCGGCAGACTCTGTCCGAGTGGAAGGCCCGCACGCGGCGCTACGGCGACGAACTGGACGAATGGGACAAGGCCCGCTCCGCCAAGGAGGGGTACGAGGCCAAACTCCTCCAGGTGCGCGACACCCTGATGATGGAGATCGAAATCAAGCCGCTTCAGGCCGGCGCCCACCTGGACGCCCTCTCCAAGATCGAAGCCATTCTGGACAAGCGGGCGAGGATAGCCCGCGAGGCGGCGGAAACCCTCGCGCGGCAGAAAGGCGAGACATTCCTGGCGGTCATCAAGGACATCATCGAATACAGCCGGGCCAACGCTCCGGAACTGTTCTCCTCCCTGGAGGAACATTTTGACGACCTGGTGCAGTATGGCCGGGAAAGGTATGCGGCATAGATGGCGATATCGTTGAGCCAGGCCAAGAAGCGCATGTGGGACAAGGAGGTCGAGGCAATCCGCCTGCAGATCCAGGCGGCCGCCAAGCCCTTCCCGGACGACAAAGCGGAGCAGAAGAAGCGCAAGGCGCGGGCTGAACGTGACATGGCGTTCTTCGGCCGGACCTACTTCCCCCACTATTTCAGCAAGCCTGCCAGCGCCTTGCATCACTATTTCGCCGAGCGCTACCCGGCGATGATCGAACGAGCCATTACCACCGGCGAGGGAGACAAGGAAGCCGACGCCGCGCCACGCGGCAACGCGAAATCAACCTGGACCACCTTTCTGCTGCCCGCGTGGGTAGCCGCCTTCCGCAAGCGGCGCTATCCGCTGATCGTCTCCGAGACGCGAGGTCAGGCCGAGGCATTCCTTTCCTTCATCAAGCTGGAACTGGAGAGCAACGACCGTCTCAAGCAGGACATCCCGGAGCTGGTGGGCGAAGGCCCGGTCTGGCGCAGCGACCAGATCATCACCCGCAACGGCGTGAAGATTCAGGCCGCGGGCGCCGGGCAGAAGCTGAGGGGCCTGCGCCACGGCAGCTTCCGGCCCGATTTGGTCATCGGTGACGACCTGGAGAACGACGAATCTGTGGAGAGCCCTGACCAGCGCAAGAAGCTGGACAACTGGTTTTTCAAGGCGCTGATGAAGATAGGCCAGCCCGATACGGTGTACATCGTGGTCGGAACCATTCTGCACCATGAGAGCCTGCTGCAGAAGCTGCTCGACAAACCCGGCTGGAAGGGACGCAAGTTCAAGGCGGTTATCAGGTGGAGCCCGTCGCAGCTATGGGAAGAGTGGGAGCGGATCTTCGCCGACATCTCCATCGGCAAGGAGCAGGCCGAGGCGGCAGCGGACAACTATTTCGACGCTCACCGTGGGGAGATGCTGGACGGAACCGAGGTCCTGTGGCCGGAGATGGAGCCGTACTACTACCTGATGAAGATGCGGGTATCGGACGGCCCGGCCTACTTCGACAGCGAAAAGCAGAACGAGCCGCTCAACCCGGAGGACCAGGTGTTCTTCGAGGAGTGGTTCCAGGACTGGGACGACCTGGAGATCGACTTCAGCGGCATCATGCACGCGGGGGCGGTGGACCCTTCCCTGGGCAAGCGGAACAAGCGGAACGACCCTTCCGCCATCCTGGGCGGCCGCATGAAGGACAACGTGCTGTACCTGGATATCGCCGACATCGAGCGGCGGCAGCCGGACCGGATCATGAACGACGTGCTCACCTACCACGAGCGAGATCCGTTCGACAAGATACGATTCGAGACGGTCCAGTTCCAGGAGTTCTTCGCAAGGACGGTTGAAAAGGTCTCCCACGACCGGGGGCTCACGCTCAATATCGACGAGTTCACCCCCAATACGGACAAGGACCTGCGAATCATCCGGCTGCAGCCGTGGGTCAAGAACGGATGGATCCGCTTCCGCCCCGAGCATCGGGAGCTGAAGCGTCAACTCTTGTACTACCGGCCCAAGGGCAGAGGCGGCCATGACGACGGGCCGGATGCCCTGGAGATGCTGCTGGGGCTGTGCGAAGGCGGGCTGGTAAGGGCGGCCTGCGCCGGGGCCGGAGACGAAGAAGAAAAGCGATCCGAGCGGAGAGAGGGACTAATGGGAAGCATGGGCAGAATCGGCAGGATGTTCGGACGGAGGGCCGCACAGAGGTGAGCATCAAGTCCTATTTGATAGAAAAGCTGTTCGGCGCGGTCATCGACCGGAAAGTCCAGGAGCGCCTTCCCGCCGCCGGCTCGGGCGACGGCGACGAGTACGGGTGGCGACGCATCTCCGGGAACTCCGACCGGGAACTGCCCATCGCCGCCTGGGCTCGCCAGGTGGAAGTCTGCTACTGGCTGTGGAAGACCAACCCCATGGGCAACTGGATAGTGGAGACACTAACCAACTTCGTGGCGGGCAACGGGTTCACCTATACAGCCGAAAACGAAGAGGTCAAGGCGCTGCTGGACGCGTTCTGGTTCGATCCCATCAACCGCATGGACCTGAAGCTGGAGGACAAGGTCCGGGAGCTCTCCATCTTCGGCGTGCAGTGCTGGCCCGTGTTCAAGGCCGAACAGACCGGACGGGTCCGGCTGGGCATGGTCGATCCGTCCCTGATTGCCGCAATCTTCACCGACCCGCACAACGCGGAGCTGCAGATAGGCATCCAGCTGTACAGTCCCACCGCCGGGCAGACCCGCTACCTGAAAACCATCCTGGCAGGTGAGGCGGAAACGGTGATGTCGGAAGCGGCCATACAGCTGCGGGAGGGGTACGCGGACGGGGAGTGTTTCCTGTTCAGCGTCAACCGCGTCTCCAATGACCCGTACGGCACCAGCGACATTTTTGTCATCGCCGACTGGCTCGATGAGTACGAAGAGTTCATCTACAACTTTTCCGGCAAGGCCCGCAAACAGAACGCCTACATCTGGGACGTGAAACTGGAGGGCGCGGACGAGACCGCGTGCGCCGAGTATGCCCGCAAATTTCCCTCGCAGACCGACGGCGCAGTAAGGGTGCACAACGAAAAGGTGGTATGGGAAGCAGTGGCCCCGAACCTCCAGGCCATTGAGATAAAGGAAAGCGCCTCGGTGTTCCGCAATCACATCTTGGGGAACAAGTCTATCCCAGAACACTGGTACGGCGGCGGCGGCGACGTGAACCGCAATACCGCCACCGAGAGCAACGATCCGATACAGGCGTTCATCCGTACGCGGCAGAACCGAGTCAAATTCATTATCGAATCTATTTTCACCCACGTGATTCAAAGCGCCATGGACGCCGGGTTCCTGCGGGTTCCGGCCGAGGAGGCGTTCAATTTCGCGGTGAATGTGCCCGAGGCCACCAACAAGGATCTGACGAAGATAGCGTCCGCGGTCCAATCGATAGTCACCGCCATGGTGGCGGCGGCCGCCCAGAACTGGCTGGATCGGGACACGGCGGTGAAGCTGTTCGCCTTCGTCATCGCACTGACCGGGTTCGAGATCGACCCGGAAAACATCCTGGAGATGGAGCCGGGGTACGAGGACTATCAGAAACCAGGATCGAGGAACGAGGATAAACCAGGATCGAGGAACGGGGATCGAGGAACGAGGAAAGAAGAATCTTAACCTCGAACCTCGATCCTCGAATCGCGAACCTGATTTCAAGATTCTTTCAGATTTGCCCTGTGAGGGCTCGGAGCCGAAAACCCGGCCCATTGCCCTAAAAAATATTGACTTGAATTTATAACACCCCTACGGGCTCAAATCCGGCCATTCCCACTATGGGAAACGGATGAAAAAGGGACGCATGAAGGTTAGCTCGAAAATCAAGGCCATCATCAGGGAGCGGGACGCGGAGATCCTCTCCGGCCAAGAAGCGGTCAAACAGCTCCTGGAGGAAACCCGGAAACAGATCCTCCTGGACCTGGCCACACTGCCCGGCAACGACTATTCGTCGTACTACCTGCGCCAGATCCTGGCCTCCATCGACGAGCACTTGGCCACCTGGGCCGCCGGGACGATCCGCGAGCTGGACGGCAGGTTGCGGACGACCTGGGGGATGGGCGCGGAGCTCCTTCCGGAGGCGGCGGCGATCGCCGGGCTGCAGTTGGGATATATCGGCATCTCCACCAGCACCCTGGAGGCGCTGAAGGAGTTCACCTTCGGCAAAATCTCGGGAGTGAAAGGCGACCTCTACAATAAGGTGCGCGGTGAGCTTACCCTGGGAGTGCTCGGGCAGAAGACGCCCCAGGAGGTGACCAGGGCGATCATCGGGGATATCAGTGACGTGCCGATACCGGTCGGCCCCGGCGGAAAGACTGTCTTTAAGAGCATCGAGGAGCGGGCCGAGGTGATTACCGGCACGGAGATGGGCCGGGCATTTTCCCTCGCCACAGAGAAAAGCCTTGAGGCTGCCAGGGAGACGGTTCCGGAACTGGGGAGCATGTGGATCCACGCGGGCCATCCGAAACAGCCGCGCATGCTGCATATTTACCTGCACGGCGAAGTGCGTTTCGGAGGAAAACCGTTCTACCAGGTGAACGGGGCGCCGGTCCGGTTCCCCCGCGACCCGCAGGCCCCTATCAAAGAGGTGATCCGCTGCGGCTGCACGCATATCCCCTGGCACCCGCTGTTCGGTGACCGGGAAGCGTTCGCGGCGGATTTCGACGAGCAACAGGAGAAAACGGCGGTGAGAGGCAGGGGATGAAACCAGGAGCTGGGGGCTGGAAAACGAAAGGAGGACATGATGGCAGAACAAATTGACGGGAAGTGGTTAAAGGGGCTGCTCTTTCGCACCTCGGAGAGGAAGCAGCCAAAAGGCGAGGCTGCCCGGCATGTGCCAGTTGAGCGGAAGCTCAGGCCCTCCGACGTGCTCGACTGGAGAGACACCGGCGAAACGCTGGTTATCGTCACCGCCGACGGCCGCAAGCACATCGTCGACAAGAAGGCCGCGGAATAGAAGGCGGCCAGGGAGAAAACAATGGCGCTCAGTTTTGAACAGATCCGCGAGCTGGTCCGCAACGCCATCCAGGCCAAGGCCGGCGAGAACAAGTACTGTTACGTTGTGGAGATGTATGCCGACTCGGTGATCTACGAACAGGAGGACTCGCTGTTCCGCCGCACCTTCGCCATCGTTGACGACCAGGTAACGCTGGGGGACGCAACCGAGGTGAAGCGGCAGGTCGATTATATTCCGCTCCAGGCCGCGAGCCGGATCCTGGCCGCGGTCGGTGACCCGGCTTCGGACGGCTACGGGTACCAGTGGCGGGTCCAGGTCATCGAGTACGGTCCCGGCGCGGACGGCAGGATCCACTGGACCAGGGAACCGCTCGTCTCCGCCATCGGCCTGTATGACGGCGCGCGTGTATTCGCCCTCAATGATTCCCAGCACCAGGCGGGCGCAAAGCCCTTCGGTAAATCGGTGAGGGAGATCGTGGGCTGGCTGAAGAATCCCCAGGACACCGGCGCCGGCATCGAGGCGGACCTGTTCATCCTGAAATCAGCCCAGTGGTTGCGGGACGGGCTGGTGGATTCCCACGAGCGGGGTAATCCGACCCTGTTCGGGCTCTCCCACGACGTTACCGGAAAAGCGGTCACCAAGCTGGTGGCCGGCAAGAAGATGAAGGAACCGACGGAGATTACCGCCGTAGAGGTGGATGTGGTGTACAACCCGACCAATAACGGTCAATTTCTACGCATGGCCGCAGCCATACAGGCAGGCCAGGAGGAGGACGCAATGTTTCAAAAGTTGTTGGCCGCCCTGTTGAAGACGCGGCCCGATCTGCACAAGCAGATTCAGGAGGGCATGGACGCAGGCACGATTACCGAGGACCAGGCCATGCAGATGGTGGCTGCTGCCACGGTGAAGGATGCCGGTGGGGATGGGGCCAACGAGAAGTTGGTCGCCGCCATCACCATGAGCCTCAAGGAGGCCCTGACGACCGGAGAGCGCGACGAGGTGAAAGGGTTGAAACTGATGGCCTGTTCCATGACCCTGGAACGCGAACTCCAGGCCGCTAAGCTCCCCGACGCGGCAGTCAAGACACTGCGGGCGCAATTCGAAGGAAAGGTGTTCGAGAACGCCGAACTCCAGGCGGCCATCAAGGGGACCAAGGAGATGCTGGACGCGGTAATGGACTCCGGCGCTGTCGTGGGCGTGGGTGATGTTCGGGTCGGGCGGGAGAGCGGCGAGAAGCTCCAGGCCGCCTTTGACGGCATGTTCGGCCTCCAGCCGGCCGAGGACCTGCGCGGGGTTCCGGCTTTCACCAGCCTGCGCGCCGCCTACGTGGAGATGACCGGAGACACGGACGTGATCGGCGTGCTCAACCTGCAGCAACTGCGCCGCATGCAGGCCGCGTACGGCGATGTGACCTTCGCCTATGCCCTGGGCAACACTCTGTACCGGAGGCTGGTGAACGATTACCGGGAGGCGAACGATTACGGAGTTTCGCGCCTGGTCGGCTCGAACATCCGTAACGCCAGGGATTTCCGCACGCTCGAATCGATCCGCATCGGGTACTACGGCGACCTGCCGGACGTGGACACGGATAACGAGGATTACCCGGATCTCGGGGAAGTGTCCGATGAAAAGGTGGAATACGCCCTGAACGAGAAGGGCGGAATCATCACCATCAACCGGAAGATGATCCTGAACGACGATCTGCGGCTGGTGCAGAAGATCGTGTCCCGCCTGCCCAGGGCGGCCCGCCGCACCAAGGCGAAACGGGTATGGAACCTGTTCATCAACAACGCCACCTACAAGGGCGACAGCAAGGCCATCTTCCATTCCGACCACGGCAACCTGGGCTCGACCGCGTACGCCATCGCCTCTGCCCTGGCCGCCCGTACCGCCATGGCGAAGCAGACCGAGCCGGGCAGCGGCGAACGGATCGGCCTGCGGCCGGTGACCGTGGCCTTCCCGGCCGATCTCTACGGTATCGTCAAGAACGTCAACGATTTCAATCCACAGGCGGTCACCGTGGACAACGGCAACTCCATGTACGGGTTCTTCAAGCCCGAGGGTCTGGTGGAGGTGCCTTTCATGACCGACACCACGGACTGGCTGATGTTCGGCGATCCGGACGAATGCGAAATCGTGGAGATTGCGTTCCTCAACGGCCAGCAGGAACCGCAGATGCTGGTGGCGGACAATCCGGCGGTCGGGCAGATGTTCGTCGGCGGACGCATCCAGTACCGCATCACGCACGATTACGAGTGCGAGTGCGTTGATTACCGCAATGCGTACAAAGCGGTCGTGACCTAAAGGCAAGTGATGAGTGACCAGTGATGAGTGATGAGTAAGGCGTAGGGGCGGGGTTTTCCCGCCCCGCATCAAGGGCGATTTGAAAAGAGAGGTGCGCAATGAAGAAAAATTTTTCCTGCTTCATCAGGTTTCTATTGGCGATGGCTCTGACAGCCATCCTGGTTTTAGGTGCGCTTGCCGCCGTCGCGGCCACGACCAATCCCTCCCCTGCATCGCCGGGCTATACGCAGATGGTGATCCCGATCATGGGAGTCTACTCCTCCAATTTCACGCCGGTGTCATTCAAGGCGCCGGTGGGGTACCGGGTGCTGCACGCCTCGGCTACGGCCAAGGAGGTCACCGGAACCGACCCGACACTGACGATCGATGTCCGAAACGGTTCCACATCGGTGTTCTCCTCTCCCATTTCCATCACCGCGGGGTCAATCACCGATGCTGTGCTGTCGACCTCTCCGCTCATCTCCGACGAGGGCACGGTGAACGTCGTATTCGCCAAGGGGGGCAGCTACACATCCGGGCAGGGGTGGAAGAACATCACCTTGTTTCTCTGGCTTAAGAGGCGATAAATCGAATGCTGTCAGACCGAGAGGGCGGGACCCGCCCTCTCCCGGAAGGATTATGTCTCTCTACGACCTGACATTCACGAAGGTAAAGGACACCTCGGGCAAGCTCGCGGACCCCACGGACTATGACGGCGCCATTGCCGAGGCGATGCACCGCTATAGCCGTCATCGTCCCCGGCTGCAATGCGCGGACCTGTCAGGCTCCGGAACGGCTGATATCGATCTGCCGACGGACTGGTGTCCGGGGCTCTCCGAGATTGTAAGCATCGAGTATCCGGTGGGGAACGTGCCGGAAACGCTGCTGGAGTCATCGGACTGGAAATACTACCGCTCGCCCGACGTGGTGAAGCTCCGGATGCTGGCCGCCACCCCTTCCCTGGGAGCGACCGTGCGGGTGCTGTATTCGGTGATGCACGATGAGGATTCCCTCCCCGAGACAGACCTGGAGTGTATCGCGAATCTGGCGGCGGCCTTCTGTCTCCGGCAACTGGCCGCTGCGTTCGGGCAGACCAACGACCCGACCATCGGTGCGGACGTGGTGAATTACCGGAGCAAAACGGATGAGTTTCGCCGCTTGGCCGAGAGCTACGAGGAATTGTACAACCAGCATCTGGGGCTGAAAAAGAACGATACTCAGCCGGCCGTGTCGGTGGTAGCCGGCGCGCCGGATGACGGCAGGGTGCGGTTGACGCACCGAAGATAAGATAAAGGAGCTGATGTATGGAACCTGAAGTGATTCGAGAACCCGGTGCGTTCGCATCGCAATTGCTGCTCCGCGATACAGCTCCCCTCGCTGCGTCGGAAACCCGCTCCGCGACGATAGACGTTCGGAATCTGGGTTCCATCGGTGGTGATATCTACGCGGACCAGGGGTGCACCATGAAATTCTATACCTCGCCTGATGGTGACAATTACGGCACGCCAACGGAACTGGCGGTTGCTGCCGGCGAGGGCATACGCTTCGAATATGTCCGTATCGCTGCTCGCACCATCAAGGTCGAGGTCGTAAACGGCGCCACGCCCATGACCGCGTTCCGGCTCTATATCCGGGGAGGTGCCTAGCATGGAATCATTAGGACGCATCGTCGACCTGTCCGGCCGCAGCGCGCTCCAGGCGATCGCCTCGCTCCCCGCCCACTATTCCCGCGATCTCGCCTGGGCAATCAAGGGGAGGAGCACGGCCTCGGATAGATATGCCGTGCTCACGCCGTCAGAGCTGGCGCTCAATATCGGAGGCATGGGTTTCGTCCTTACCGGACAGGCATCCCTCGATCTGTCGCAGGCCGCCAACTGGGACACCACCGCCGGGACAGACTACACCGTCGCGGCCAACCGTGCGGGCAAGGATTTCTACGTGTACGCCTGCCAGCAGGGCGGCAGCTCGCCCAAGCTGGTGCTGTCCGCCAACTCCACCGTACCGACCGGATACACCGCAAACAACAGCCGAAAAATAGCAGGATTCCACTGCCTGTGCGTAGCCGTCGGCACTATCAGCGGCCATGCCCTGACCGGATTCGTTGCCGGAGACATCCTGCCGGAATCGATGTGGGACCTGTCGTTCCGGCCTGCCTGTTCGCCGGAGGGTATGGCCTACGACGCAAAATCGGATCTCTGGGTGGATATCTACCTCGCCTCCGGTACCGGCGCTTCGACTGCATCCGCCTATAACGCCACCATCACCGACAGCCGCAACTGGATGGATTTTGTGGACGACCTGGGAGCGGTCGGCAAACGATTGCTGACCGACCCTGAATTCCAGCTGGCCGCCTCGGGCAGCAACGAGGAAACCAACATAGCGGGCAGCGCAGACCCGGTCACCACCGGCGGACACGTCGATACCGCGGCACGGCGCATGATATCCAGCATCGGCCTGGAGGACTGCTGCGGAGTCATGTGGCAATGGCTGCAGGATCAATCGTTCCGCTGCGACCCGGACGGCACCGTGCAGGCCGCGGGTCTGACGTTCACCGTCACCTATGCGGCATCTCCGGGCGGGAACCCGATTTACCTGAAGCAAAGCGCGGACGGCCAGTTCTACCTGGCCTGCAACATGGCCGCCGCGGCAGCCGACAAGCAGATTGGCCCTACCAACTACAAGGTGCCCATCAAACACGAGGCATCGGCCGCTACCGGGGCCATCGGCCAGGTGTACTACAACTCGGGAGGAACCAACCCGGCAAAGATCCTGTGCAATATCAGCACGATTGCAAAGGACGTGTTTCTGCCGAGCAACAATCCGACCTACTTCCTGCAGATCAAGCACGACGCCTCGGCAGCCACCAACGGGAGGGCGCTGTACTATGACGACGGCGCCGACAACAGGCTGGAATGCACTACCGCATCGGCGGCCAACGACTCGGCCGATCTGGCCCTGAACAGCCAGGGATTTGGATATTACGACCTCCCAGGCGCTAAGGGCAGTCTTTACAGGCAGGGCAGCAACGGCGATGTTAAGCTGCTGGCCGGCGGTGCTTGGTATTATGGGACGAATGCCGGTTCGCGCTGCCGTTATGCGTATTACTCTCGCTGGATTGCGTATTCGTCTCTCGGTGCGCGCGGGTGCGCCCGGAGCCGGTAAACGTAGATCGTCAAACGTTCTTCGCGCGCGTCATGCGCACTGTAGAAATGGTTGTGGCGCCGATGGCTGCTGGCCGGCGGTAATTGGAATAATGGGACGAATGCCGGTTCGCGCTGCCGTAATGCGAATAACTATCGCTGGAATACGAATTCGAATATCGGTACGCGCGGGTGCACCCGGATACAGACGAGTCAAACTCCCTGGCTGGGCGCCATGACCCTGTCCGGTAGGTGAAAACCGAAAGGCAAAACACAAAACGGAGCACGGGCCGGGCCAGTAGGGAAACCGGACGTCAGGCCCGGACAAAACCATGAAACGACACGGAAACCTGTTCGACAAAATCACCAGCGCCGACAACCTGCGGCTGGCCTATGAAAAGGCGCGTCGCGGCAAGTCAAGCATGCGCAACGTCCAGCGGTTCGAGCGAGACGTGGACGGCAACCTGGAGCGGATACGCCGGAGCCTGCTCGACGGGACCTTCACCACCTCCGGTTACCAGGTAAAGAAAATCCATGAGCCCAAGGAGCGCGATATCTACGTGCTCCCCTTCGCCCCGGACCGCATCGTTCAGCATGCAGTCATGAACATCCTGGAGCCCATCTGGGACGCGCTGTTCATCGACGATTCCTATGCCTGCCGCACCGGCAAGGGCATCCATGCCGGTAGCCTCCGCACCATGGAGTTTGTCCGCAGATACCGCTATGTCCTGAAATGCGACATCGCCAAGTTCTACCCGAGCATCGACCACGATGTGCTGTATGAAATCGTACGGCGGAAAATCAAGTGCCCTGGCACGCTCCGGCTGTTGCGCGACATCATCTACTCCGCGCCCGGCGGCAAGAACGCGCCCATCGGCAACTACACCAGCCAGTGGTTCTGCAACCTGTACCTCAACGAGCTCGACCAGCTGGTGAAGCATCATTACAAGGTTGCGGGCTACCTCCGCTACTGCGACGATTTCTGCCTGTTCCACGATGACAAAAGAGTCCTCCGGGAACTGGCGGAAGAGCTACGCCTGTTCCTCGCGGACCGTCTGAAACTGACCTTCAGCAGATGCGAGGTATTTCCCGTTTCCCACGGCGTGGACTTCCTCGGGTACCGCCACTTCCGCAATTACATCCTGGTGCGCAAAAGCACGGCGACCCGAGTCAAACGAAGATTGGCGAAACTCCCCGGACTGCTCGCGGCCGGCGAGATCACGGAAGAACAGTATCGGTCATCAATCGCCTCAACGCGGGGATGGCTCAAATGGGCGAACACGCATAACCTATCCGTTGCGCTGGAACTGGACCGCCTGACGGAGACGAGGGATGCGGCATAAACGATTCACCGATTTCGCGCGGGAGAGAATCCCGCTCGACGGAGAGAAAACCAGGCTCGATGACATAATCAACCGGGAGATACTGATAATCGGACACTCCATCAAGCGCAGCCGCTACGACAAGAACAGCAGCGGCAAGTTCCTGACCCTGCAATTCGAGCTCGCCGATGAACGGCGCGTGTTGTTCACCGGTAGCGACGTGCTCATCGAGCAGCTGGAGAAATACGGAGACCAGATACCGTTCGCGGCGACCATCAAAAAGATAGACAGGTACTACACCCTGTCGTGAGGTGACTATATGCGAGGCTTTCCGAAGCACCTGAATACACGGGCCGATTATGAATACGTGGCCGGCGCCTTCCCGGCCGAAAAATGGCAGCCGCACTTCCAGGCTCTCCTGGAACAGCGTTCCGCCTGGCTTCCGGCAGGGGAGCTGAAGGAGGGCGAAAAGGTTGTGGAAAGCAAATCAGTCCGCGTGGCGGAAGTGCGCGACGAGACCGGCCGGACAGTGCTCGTGCGAGTCCGGGAAGAGCTTCGGGATGATCCGAATGCATTGATTGCGCGGCTGGGATTTACGGTCGAGGAAGTCGAGAAGGCGTTGGCAGAATGAACCTCACCGTTAGTGTGACACAACACGGTTCGCTCCTCGACGGCCGAGGTCCCGAAATAGTCCAGCAGCATCTGGATCGTTTCATCACCCTGGCTACAGCTCTGCTTCTGGCCGAAGTGAAGAAGCGAACGCCCCAGGGCGTGTATGGCGCACAGGGCGGCCTGCTGGGCTCCATACAGAGCGAGGTGCGCGGCAGGGGAACGCCGGTTGTCAAAGGCGTGGTGATGAGCGGCCATAAGTACGCCGAGGTCATCGAGAAGGGGCGGCGTGCCGGCCGGGGCATGCCTCCCGCCGGCACGCTGCAACGCTGGATCGAGGTGAAGATGGGACTTGACCCGGCATCGGCGAAGCGTATCGAATTCGTGGTCCGCCGCAAGATTGGCCAAAAGGGTTTTGAGGGCGCTCACATGTTCGAGAGGGCGTTGACCGAGAATATGGGCAGGTTGCAGGCCTTGGCCGAAGCCGAAGGGCTGGCCTTGAGCCGGGAGATGACCGAATGAGCTACAGCGACATCGTGAGCGACATAGCGACCAGGATGGGAACCATACCGTCGATCGGCATCGTTCACGACTACTACCGCTATACGGCGGACGCGGCGAAATTCCTGCAGCTGTTCAAGTGCTCCATCGGCAGCAAGGAGCAGATCCGGGGATGGGAAATCACCCGCATATCGGCGCCCGAGGCGCGGGCCGGCGCGTATTTCCGCTACCACAAATTCCGCATCACCGGCTATCTGGGCCTGTGCGACGCCGACGCCACGGACAAGATATTTCAGGCCCTGATTGACGATGTGTGCGAACTGTTCCGCACCGCGGAACCGCCCGGCGGGAGCAGCTGGTATTACCTGGACCTGGCCCTGCCGGGCGATCTCCCGGCCCAGGCCGTCGTGATCGAGCCGCGCATGTTCGGCTCCGTGCTCTGTCACTACGCCGAGATACTGTTGACCGTAACCGAACGGATACTGCCGTAAAAAGGAGGCTTCAATGGCTGATAAACCGACCTTTACCGTTACCGTGAACGACGCGTCAAAAACGATTGTCGTTGATGACCAGGCCGCGAAGGCAAAGGGAAAAACCAAGGAGGAGGTGACCAACGATGTTGACCAGGCGTAGGGTACTAGCGGCGAAAATCGAAAGCGTGGAAGGTACCGCGGAGTCGATCACCGTATCGGACGCCGGGATCCTTGCCATTGATCCCAAGTTCGACCCGGAGTTCAAAAAAAACGAACGCAGTATCGCCCTGAACACGTTGTCGAAGCTGGTCCCGGTCATGGGCACACAGTCGGCGCGGTTAACGTTCAGTGCTGAACTGAAAGGACCCGGCGCCGCCTATTCTTCCTCCGTGACTCCGGCCCTGGGCAAATATCTGCGGGCGTGCGGTTTCGCGGAAACCATCGTTACCACCTCAGGGAGCGAGACGGCCACCTATAAACCGGCCAGCACCGGGGTTCCGTCGCTTACCATCTGGTGTTACGAGGACGGCGTCATCAAGAAAATGAAGGGATGCCGCGGCAACGTGAAGTTTTCCGGCAAGAACGGAGAGCCCTGCTATGCGGAGTTCGAGTTCCTGGGTGTTTACGACGGAACGGTCGACGGCGCGATAGTCTCGCCCACCTTTGAGGCCTCGGTTCCTCCGGTGCTCCTCTCGGCCATCCTGAACCTGGACGCCTACGCGGCGATAGCGGCCAGCTGGAGCGTGGACATGGGCAACGATACCCAGCTGCGCGAGGACTTCTCGGCCGCCGCGGGGTTCCTGTCATGTCTTATCACCGACCGGCGCCCGACCGGAAAATTCGACCCGGAATTCGTTCTGGTCGCCACCCACGATTTCCTGGGCAAGTGGAAAGCCGGCACCTCAATCGCCCTGACTCTCGGGCCGGTTGGCGCTACGCAGTACAACCGTTTCACCATCACCGCTCCGAAACTGGTCTATACGCAGGTAGCGGAAGGCGACAGGACCGGGTTGATGGTGGCCGATACCGGCTTCGACCTGGCGATGAACAGCGGCGACGATGAAATCCAGATAGTGTTCTCGTGATTCTCCGAACGGAGGGAAGGGGTTTTATGGAAAAACAGAAGAAATACGAAATCGGCGGGACCGTGTATGTCCAGCGTCCCCTGGTGCTGGGGCAGATTGCCCAGCTGACCGCGTTACTGAGCGGCATAGCGGTGTATCCAGGCTTCGGTCCGGCGGGTCTCGTCGTAGCCCTCGGTGACCGGCTGCCGCGTGCATTGGCAATCGTGCTGTCTCCCGAAGGCGTCCCGGCGAAGGACAAGGATCTGGATGCCATAGAGACTGCCATGTGTGACGCAGACCCGCTTACCGCCCTTCAGGCGGTAGAGGATTTTTTTACCTGCAACCCGACAGCTGCGGTTTTCGAAAAGCTGGCGGGAATGGTCAAGAGAATCCGGGCCTCTATGGCGACTGGATCGGGAAACTCGTCTGCACTCTCACCGACGGAGACATCACCAAGCGAGACGCAGTCCTGTGGGGAACCACTCTCAAGGACTGCATCCCCTACCTGAAACATCGCAAGAGGCAGATCCTCTTCAGGGAAGCCGTGCTGGATTTCTTCGGGTACAAGGCCGACGGAGAGAAAGCGCAGCGCGGCAGGGAACAGGCTGTCGGAGAATATTGCAAAGGACGTGACATCGAGGAGTGCCGCAGGGTATTCGGGGACGGCTTGCCCCGCGTATGCGCCACCTGCCCCGAGTAGGAGCCGGAATGCCGAACAAGGTTGAACTGATATTCAGCGCCATAAACGACTCGAAGAAAGCATTCGCCGACATGAGCCGTGAATTTCAGGGCCTGCGTGACGACCTGAAACAATCCGGCCGTCACTTCGATGAGTTCTGGCAAAAAGGCCGGGGCGCGGTCTCCGGTGTCTCGGATTCACTCGGCGATCTGAAGAACGCCCTGGCCGCTACCGGCATCGTGATGGCCATCAAATCCCTTGTCGACGCAGCGAAACAGGTGGAAAGGGCGAATATCGGACTGGCCACAACCGCGCGCTATGCGGGCGTGGGGATGCAAGAGGCTCGGGACGCGGCGCGGGATCTGACAAAAGACGGCCTCATGTCCGTAGCTGAAGCGTCTCAGGCGCTGCAGAATCTCCTATCCCGCGGGTTTTCCCTGCCGGAAGCCATCGAGTTGATGAACCGTTTCAAGGATTCAGCGGCATTCAACCGGCAGGCGTCACTGGAATTCGGTTATGCGATAGTATCCGCCACCGAAGGTCTGAAGAACGAAAACTCCATCCTGGTCGACAACGCGGGTGTTACGAAAAACGTCTCCCTGATGTGGAAGGAGTATGCCAGGGAGCACGGCAAGACCGTCGAGCAGCTCACCCAGGCGGAAAAGCGCCAGGCCGAATACAACGGCATCCTGAAGGAGACGGAAGGGCAACTGGGCAACGCCGCACGCATGACCGAGACCTTTGCCGGGCAGCAGGCGAGACTGAATCAAGAGTTGTTTGAATTCAAGGCCACGGCCGGCGCGGAACTGATGCCGGTGCTGGCGGATATCGCGAACGGATTGCGCCCCATCATCTCCCTGATGAGAGATTTTATCGGAGGATTCGAAATGGCCGCCGTCACCTACGCGGCATGGGGTGACAAAGTCGCCGCGGTACGCAGGAACCTCGGCGTGCTGCCGCAACTCGGCATCCTTGACGCCGACCGAAGGGCAGGTCTCAAGAAGGACTGGGGCATTATCGACCAGGCGGCCGAAGCGCAGAAACAGGACATCTACAGACGCTTATCAGGAGGAGTTCTGCCGGATATCGGGAAGGACTCGGGCAAGAGACGGTCTGACGCTGTTTTCCCGGCAAAAGCATCAGCTAAAAAAGGCCGTGCATCGAAATCTGAGGACCTTCCCAGCGCCTACGCCATGTTGGTTAAAGACGCGGCGGCATTCGCCAAGGCATGGGAAGCGGATCAGAAGCAGCTCAGGGAAGACGCCGAGTGGATATCAGACCAGAGGAACAGTTACGCAGAAGCTGTCGCAAAGGCCTTGCAGGATGAGGAAGAATTGCAGGTCGCGAGCCTGCAACACAAACTGACTCTCGTGGACACCGCGGCGGCGTACCGGGATATATCACGGGCCGAAGCCGCGGAGCAACGCCTCGCGCTTTACAGGGAGATGCTTTTCCATCAGGAAAAGCTGGTGGATCTCACGGGAAAAGACGCGCAGGCAATCGACGATCTGCGCGCCAAGGTCCGTGCGGCAGCCGCTGAGGTGCGCGCGGCTTCCCAGGATTTCAGTTCCGGATTTTCTGAAGGGCTGGCCTTGTACCGGGAGGAAATCCCCTCGCTGTTTGAACAGGGCCGAGATGCGGCACATGCGTTTCAGCAGGATCTGGAAAATTCCTTTGCCGACCTCTTCGACAACATCCTGCGCGGTAAAATCAGCTCCTGGGCAGACTTCTTCACCTATATCGGGAATCAGATCCTGTCCCTGCTGTCCGAGATCATGGCCAAGATGACCATGGCGAGCCTCACCGGGAAAGAAGGCGGGTGGGGCGACGCCATCAGCGGCATCGTGAGCGCGGTGGGCTCGATGTGGGGCGGCGGCAGCGGCGTTGACGTGGACACGTGGGGCGGCATTGCGGGCGGATTGATGTCCAACGCGAAAGGCGGCGTGTACGCCTCTCCGTCTCTCTCCCGATACTCCGGATCGGTCGTGAACCGCCCGACCCTGTTCACCTTCGCCTACGGCGGAGCACTGGGCGTCATGGGCGAGGGGACCGATCCTGAGGGCATCTTCCCCCTGGCAAGGGACCGGGGCGGAAAGCTGGGCGTGCGCGCCGTCGGGGGCGGCGGCTCCTCCCCCACCATCCATCTGCACATCAACGCCATCGACACCCAGTCGGGTGTCCAGTTCCTCCTGAAGAACTCCGACGCGATCATGGCCGGCATAGCATCGAAGATGGGCGATAACCACCCGTTGCGCAGGGGGAGATAGCATGTCGTATTCCGTGTTTCCATCGGTCCTGAACTCTTACCCGACCATCAAGACGCCGGTGTTCCGCACCCGCATCATCAGCTACGGCAACAAGGCGGAACAGCGGCTGGCAATGGACTCGGAAGAGAGGAACAAGCTGCAGGTATCGTACAAGCTCCTCACGCCTGCCGACGCCGAGTCTATCAGGCGGTTCTTCGTAGCCAGAAAGGGCGCGTTCGAGGCTTTCTGGTTCACCGACCGCGCCGAAGCCTACGGAGCCCCGGCACGGCAGGCGAGCACCGCCTATTCGGCCGGATATATCGTCCGGCCGGAAACGGCGAACGGCCGTTCCTACCGCTGTACCACCGCCGGGACCTCGGGCAGCGGAACGCCGTCGTGGCCTACCACCGAGGGCGGCACGGTCGCCGACGGCGGAGTGACCTGGACCGAAAACAGCTACCTGGTGCGGTTCGAGGACGATCTCCTCAACCTGGAGTACTTCTCGTACCAGCTCTGGAACCTGGGCGAACTGAAACTTATCGAGGTATCAGGATAATGGCTCTGGACCTGTCACAGAATACCCTCACCCTCGCCGAACTTTACGAAATCGAGATGGTCAACGGGCTACTGCTGTATGTAACAAATCACGACCGACAGATAGAGTATGACGGCAAGACGTACCTGGCCGTTCCGGTGCAGCGCGGGCCGATTTCCTACCACTCCAATCTCCAGGTGGACAAGGTGGAGCTAACTATCGGCATCGTCGGCATTACCGTCGGTGAAAAGGTCGTCACTGCGCCGCAGATGGTGAAACGGGATTACCTGCGCAACGCGCACGTGCGGGTCCTGTTGGTGGATTTCGTGGCGCTCGATGACGACCAACTCCTGTTCGAGGGGTGGGTTACCGGCGGCGTGTCGCTCAACGCCGGGAGCCTGTCCCTGTCCGTGGGGAGCATACTGGACCGGCTGCAACAAAAGTTCCCGAAACTGATTTACTCGGAATTCTGCCAACATCGGCTGTTTGATGCGAGGTGCGAGCTGGTCAAGGGCGACTATGAGACTACCGGCACGGCCGGGGCAGGCTCTGACGCTTCCATTGTTTACTCGACAGCCTTTGCTTTCTCCGCCCATGCAGAGGGGTACTGGATGCGCGGAGAGGTCCAGATGACCAGCGGCAACAATGATCTGGTGTCACGTTCAGTTATCGAGCACGGTGACGGATACGTTCGGCTCATCAATCCGTTCCCGGAAAGTCTTGCGGTGGGCGACACATTCAGCGCCTGGCCGGGGTGCGACAAGAAGGGCGAGACATGCGTATCAAAATTCAATAATCACGCTAATTTTTTCGGCTTCGAGTATATCCCGAAGCCCGAGGAGATCTGGACATGACTGTGACCGACGAGCAGTTGATAGCCGAAATACGGTCATGGGTAGGTACCCGCTGGATGCACGGTCAGGCGGTCAAGGGCGTGGGGGTGGACTGCATCCAGTTCGTGGTCGCGGTGGCAAAGGCCGCCGGGTGGCTGCCCGAGGATTTTAGGACTCCGGCGTATAACGTGGACCATGCCATGCACAGCGATGTCAGTGTGCTGCTGGAAGGGCTGGGACAGCACTGCGTCAAGGTCCCGAAAGCGGATATCCAGCCCGGCGATATTCTCGCATTCCGTTACGGCCGATGCGCCTCTCATGTCGGTTTCTACGTCGGTAATGGCCGCATGGTGCATTCGCATATTCGTCATGGTGTGTCGGAAATGCTGATACAGCATCTGTCAGACCGCCTCGATTCCGCATGGAGGTTCCCGCGTGGGTAATGCCGGCCGTATAGCATCCATGGTTGTAGGCGCGATCGTCGGCATCGTTGTAGGTGTTATTACCCGGAACCCATATGCCGGGTTTGCCGTGTTTTCGGCTATTGCAGGTGTCGGATCGGCACTTTTTCCCGCAACCAGCAGCACTCCACCTCCCGCCCCCGGTTCTCTTTCCGTCCAGACTTCGCAGTACGGGCTCACCATCCCGGTCCTCTACGGCACGCGAAAATTGTCCGGAAACTGTCTCTGGTACGATAATTTCAAATCGTCGGCGCAATATGCCGAAGCGGGCAAGGGTGGGGGCTCGAGCCAGGTAACCGGATACACCTATTCAGTATCGCTCGCATTCGGGCTCTGCCTGATTCCTGAAGGCGCCACGGTGTCGCTGCAGCGGATGTGGTACGGCAAGGAGGAGCTGGACCTTGCCAAGTGGCTGGAACAGGACAAAATTCGATTCTACGACGGGACGCAGACGGAGCCCGATAGTCACTGGTCGCAATTCGTTGACCGGCCTCCGGTCCTGAAGCGGTTCTGCTACGTGGTTCTGCCGAATTTCGACTTGGGAAATTCGTCGTATCTCAATCAACTGAGGTTTGAGGTAGGGACGGCGGTGTATAGACAAGCGGATTTGTTCGTTGAAGAGGAAACCATCGTCAACGGAGAACCTACCGAGCCTGATGGTGAAATTGGCAAAAGAGTGTCTGTAAATACATCAAATAATGAGATTGTCGCGGCTGAAATGGTTTGGGGAACGGGCGAATACGGATATAGCTACATAGTCACAAGGAAATCAACAGACTTTGGTGAGACATGGGGTGACCCTGTACCCGTAGTCACCGACACAGACAGCGAATGGCTGATGAACGATATCCAATATGACGGGGGGTATCACTGGCTCGCCGTGTATCGTTTTGAGGATTGGATAAAGCTATGGAAATCAACGGACGGGGAAACCTGGGTACTGGTAAATACAATCGATATTGCGTCAATTGCTGAAGTGGTCTGGCCGCCCTACGGTCCGGATATGGACGATATTTCTCTGACGGTGGCAGGAAATTATGTCGCCATTTCTGGGCCTGGGGTACCCCTCGCTATTTGGCATAGTTCTGATGGAGGGGCTACGTTTGGACGCACTGATATAGGGGCTACCTATCCGGCATATCCGCAATATTATTGGTATCCAGTTGTGCAGGCTAGATCGGATGGGACTATTATTTGTGTTTGCTATCTTGATTTGAGCGCCACAGATTGGGACTCAAATTTCATCATTCTCAGAAGTACGGATGGGGGGGCGTCATTCATAAAGGTACATGATTTTTCGCATTATCTGACCAGTAACTATTTTGATGAGAGCTTTCAGGTCGCCAATGATGGGGATATGTGGGTTGTCACTTCAAAATGGTTGTCTGTTGACAGGTGTTCTATTCTCGATGATGAGGATATGAAAGACGGAGATGCATTCGCCATACTTGTTTCAAAGGATAACGGGGTGACGTGGGAGGCGCTTGAAACTCCGTTTAAATATGTTGAAACCACCGCTGAATACACTGGCTACTGCCAGCCATCACTTTCGCTTTCTGGGGGAGTTGTTTTTTATTCTATGTGGTACGAAATATACAAACTTCCATCTTACCAAACCAGCGGTACGTATAGAAAGATCTGGTCATACAAGGATGGAAGGTGGAATCTTTTGGCGTATTATCGAGGGGAAACAACGTATTTTCTTGGTACGCTGGGAACGATGCGGGGGTATGTGGATCCAAACGGTGATACCAGGGTTGTGTTGTATGACGGTAAAATCGCCAATAGGGATTCAGCTGTATGGGAGGCCAATACCGCGTACACAATAATTTTCACGCCAGACGTATACCCGACCGATGTCACCGAGGATATTTTGATAGACGATTTCTACGGCATGGGACTCGATTCTGGATACCTCGATGCCGCGGCGTATGCCGCAACGACTATGCATTGCGCCGCGAACGACCACAAGGTTTCGATGCTGTTCAATAGTCAGGCGAGCGTCCTTGATGCGCTCCAGGAGGTAATCAACCATCACCAGGGATACATTACCTACAGCGACGGCAAAATCGCGCACAAGCAATTCAAGCAGGAAACCCCTTCCGTAACGCTTACAAACGGCATAGACCTGGTTCAGAAAGACAACGAATTGCCTGTACAAATCTCGAAAGCAGGGGCACGGGGCTACCAGAACCGCATCACCGTTGAGTGGACGAAGCGGGACAAGGAATATGTGGTCGGCACGGTCCAGGCGGAGGATATTGTAGATATTGACACCTATGGACTGCTGGATAGCAGCGTCAATTTGTCTGGCCTGTGCACGTTTGCAAGGGCCAACAAAATGGCCTACCTGATGTTGAAAAAGAGTCTGTTGGCGCCGCTCTCCATATCGTTCAGGGTTGGCCCGAAATCGCTCGAGCTGAAGCCTGGCGACGTGGTTGCGCTGTCCGATCCCCAGACGGAACTCGACGCGCAGGCAATACGAGTCATGGCGGTACGCGAAGGGGATGATTACATTATCGAAGTGGACGCCCAACAGGAGGGCATCCTGGGTGACTATACCGTGGTGGCCGGCCAGGACAGCACCTATGATGACGTTATCATCAACGATGACATAGAGGGAACCGCGGAGCAACCCGACATGTCCGCCGACCCCGGCAACGTGTACCAGTTGAGGGTGCATGAGGTGATGTCGCTCTATGCCTCAACTTCTGCCCTGGCGTTCTGTTACAGCCCGTCCGGGTTCGAGAACTGGGCGGGGGCCGCGCTGTATCGCTCTTATGACGGATCGACCTACAGCCGTGTCGGGTCGTCTAATACAAAGGGCTCCTCGGGGTACCTGTACGCCATTGGTGCCGATTACATCCGAGTCTACCTATACAACACTGGGATCACTTTGTCATCTGCCGAAACATTTGACGCGCTGATACGTGATCCGAAGAAAAATTTACTAGCTCTTCAGTGTGGCGTGGAAATAACGTACGTTAAGTATCAAACAGCAATGCTGATTTCGGCGGGGATGTATCAGTTGTCCGGCCTAATTGTGGGACTCGAGAAAATACCGCGTGTAGGTGGTTCGGTCAGTACACTCGATTTCGCCTTGTATGGGAGCACGAGTGTGACATTATATGCACATATCGGGCAATTCTACGCCTGTGGCCCCGACGATAAATTCAGGACTCTCTATTTCAAACTCGCGTCAATCAATGCAGCCGGAGTCGAACAGGCTGTTTCCGACGTGTTCGGCATATCGGAATATGTGGATGACCTGGTGAATAAACCGCGACCACCGCAGAACATCACTGTAAACGGAGTTGGAATTACCACGGCAGGCACAGCCAGGATATCTGCCTCCGCAGATGTGGTGTTCACCTGGGTCAGCCAGAACAGGTTTGGCGCCGGTCGCAGCAACTTCACCAGGTCGGACGCCGTGACAGAGGATGTGGATTTCAGCACGTTCGTTATCGAGATATATTCCGGGACGACACTGAAGCGTACCTCGACATCGACTGCAAAGACCTGGACCTATGACACCACCATGCAGACAGCGGATTCATTTCTGACCGGCGCTATCACGGCAAAGCTTTACCAGCGCAACACGCTACAGGATAGCGTCGCGGCAACCATCACGGTGACACGAGTATGAAACCATTGAATCAGTATTTAGAGGAACTGCTTGACAGCAAGGAAGACGTGGAGGTCCCGCGCCGGTTCATCAGGCGGCTGGAACTCCTCGCCAAGAAAATACACGGCAAGGGTAAATGCGCGAGATCCGGCAACGAACTAAGACTCCGGAACGGAGTCACGATAAAAGGAGTAAGAAATGGCGTACACGGAAAATTGGAATCTGCCGGAAATGCCGACAGGAGCAGTGGACTGGCCGACGGTCATCAATGCCCTGGTGGCCAAGCTGGAGGCGGGGCGGACAATTAAGCTGATAGCGGCGGTCACGCTGGCAAAGGGTGATCCGGTCTACATCAACAGCAGCGGCAAGGCAGCGAAAGCGGACGGCAACATCAACCGGGCCATTGCCGTATGGCAATCCACCAGCACGGCGGCGGATGCCGAGGGCTATGCACAGGTAGACGGCACCATGACCTTCGGTTCCTGGACTGCCGGGCAGTGGATCTACTGTTCAGCGGCCGGGGCGCTCACGGCAACAGCCAACGGCCCGAAGATAGGCATAGCGAAATCATCTACAGTACTATGCCTGCTCATCCATGCGGGGCTGCCGCAAGAGGCGCATATTGCCGATGCCGTCACCGCCCACGCAATCACCGATCCTGCCGATTCCCCGGCCGACGCCGACGCTCTCCGGGAAGATTTGGTCAACAATGTCATCCCGTCGGTTGAAAGCGCCTTGAACGCCCTGGGCACGAAAATAAACAGCGTCCTTACGGTGATGGAAAGCCTGAAGTTGACCGCTACATCATAATAGATGAAGGAAGCGGCCGGTCCATGTTGGCGCATGGCCCGGCCGCCCGACGCACAGACCCAACCTGTGAGCCAGGCCGAAGGCTTCCCTGCCACGTACGAGGCATGGAAAGTCTATCAAAATCCGTTTGATATACAAGAGGGCTCACATTATGACTTCCCAACCAATTATCCCATGGATAGGTGGCAAGCGCCGCCTTGCCAAGCACATCCTTCCGTTGTTTCCCGAGCATACCTGTTACGTCGAGCCGTTCGCAGGAGGAGCTGCGCTATTCTTTCTGAAACCACCATCGGAAGTGGAGGTGTTGAACGATTACAACAGCGATCTGGTCGCGTTGTATCGTGTCATCCAGCACCATCTTGAGGAGTTCATCCGTCAGTTCAAGTGGGCGCTGGTTTCACGCCAGATGTACGGCTGGTTTAACAACACGTCACCAGATACATTAACGGACATCCAGCGCGCGGCGAGATTCTACTACCTGCAGAAGATGTCATTCGGCGGCAAAGTATCGGGCCGAACGTTCGGAGTCGCCCAGACCAATCCGCCTCGACTTAACCTGTTACGCATCGAAGATGATTTGAGCCAGGCGCACTTGCGTTTGGCGCGCTGCTACATAGAACATCTGGACTGGCATCGGTGCATAAAGAAATATGACCGAGCGTCGACGCTGTTTTTCTGTGATCCTCCGTACTGGAAGACAGAAGGCTACGGCATCGGATTCCCACTCGAACGATATCAGGAACTGGCAGAGGCTATGAGGAGCATAAAGGGTAAGGCGATACTGACCATAAATGACCATCCTGAGATGAAGGAGGCATTCACTGGGTTTCGAACGCAGACGGTAGAAATAAGCTACACCGTCGGCGGAAGCGGGAAAGGTAAAAACAGGAAGGAAATGATAGTCATGAATTGGTGA